GGAAAATTCGCAACAACTTTAGATAGAGTATTAAATAAATTAAATAAATAAAATAGAAATGGCAAATTTAAGAAAAACAAATCTTGCAACTACTGTAAATATCACTACAACTTACGCTGGTGAATTTGCTGGTGAGTATATTGCAGCAGCTTTACTATCTGCATCAACTATTGATGATGGTGGTATTACAGTAAAAGCAAATATTGCTTACAAAGAAGTATTAAAAAAATTAGCAACTGGTTCATTAGTAAGTCCAGCAAGTTGTGATTTTACACCTAATTCATCTGTAACATTAACAGAAAGAATTATACAACCAGTAGAATTACAAGTTAACCTACAATTATGTAAGTATGATTTTGTGAACGATTGGGAAGCACAACAAATGGGATATGGTTTAGGTCAGTCATTACCACCTAAATTTTCTGATTTTATGATTGCACACGTAGCAGCAGAAGTAGCACAGAATACAGAATTTTGTATTTGGCAAGGTGATACTGCAGCAGGTACTAACAATTCATTTGATGGGTTTGAAAAACTAATTGCAGCATCAGCAGCAGCAGGGGATATACCAGCAGCACAACAAGTAGCAGCAGTAGCAGGTGGTTTAGATGCAACAAATATTATTGCAGAATTATCTAAAGTAGTAGATGCTATACCAGCTTCACTATACGGAAAAGAAGATTTATTCTTATACATTGGTTCAAAAGCAGCTAAATTCTACGTACAAGCATTAGGAGGTTTTGCAGCAGCAGGATTAGGTGCAAATGGTGTAAATAATATGGGTACGCAATGGTGGAATAACGGATCACTAACTGTTAATGGTGTTAAGATTTTTGTATGTCCTGGAATGTCAGACAACAAAATGTATGCAGCAACAAGAAGTAACCTATACTTTGGAACTGGATTGTTAAACGATACAAATTCTATTAAAGTATTGGATATGGCAGATTTAGATGCATCAAACAATGTAAGAATGGTAATGCGTTTTACAAGTGCAGTACAGTTTGGAATTGCTGAAGATTTAGTAGAATACGCTTAAAATTAATTAACCAATAAATTAGGGTAGGTAGGTCATCTACTTGCCCTTTTTTTTTAAAAAAAATATATATATATGTCTTGTTTATTAACAACTGGAAGAAAAATACCTTGCAAATCAGCGTTTGGTGGTATTAAAAGAGTATATTTTGCTGATTATGGTGGGATAACATCTGTAACAGTAGATAGTACAACTAAAGAAGCTACATTATCTGGTAGTCCAACGTGGTTTGAATTTGATGTAAAGGGTAATTCATCTTTAGAAACTACTGTAACAAGTAGTAGAGAAAATGGAACTACATTTTACACACAAACTTTAAACTTAACACTAACTTATTTAGATGCAAAAACACAAGCAGAACTACAAATACTTGCAGTAGCAAGACCACAAGTTGTAGTTGAAGATTATTATGGTAATAATTTCTTGTGTGGGTTTGAAAACGGAATGGAATGTACGGGTGGTACAGTAGTAACTGGTGCAGCAGCAGGTGATTTAAGTGGTTTTACACTTACATTTGAGGGTATGGAAGAAACTGCACCATATTTTGTTGAAAGTGGTGAAATTGTAGCAGCAGCAGGACAAATTGATCCAACTGCATAGTTTTAATTTTAGTTAATAAATTAAGCATCCTTTATAGGGTGCTTTTTTTTTACAATATAATTTCTACAAATTAGTTAATTAATTACGTTATATAGTTGATGATTATATTAACCACAAGTGCAACTGCTCAATCGTTATCAGTAATACCAAGAGATTACATTAGTGATTTTATTATGTCTATTCGTGATGATAGTACAAACGTAGTAAAAACCTATGAAATTAATGGTGCTACACAAGTAGGTAATTATTTAACATTTACAAATATATTTAACCCTATATTAGTAGAAAATCATTTTTACGATGTAACATTAGAAACTGCAAATAGTTTTTGGAATACAAATGTTAAGTTATGGGAAAACGATACAACGTTTTGGAATGTAGATGATGCAAGTGATGGAATTATTTATAAAGATAGAATTTTCTGTACAGATCAAGATATAGACCAAAATAATAATGACTATTATAACTTAAATAAAGGGCAATATACAACCTACAATGGTTATAATAATACTTATATAGTAATATGAAAAGACAAAGAAATAGTAAAGGACAATTTACAAAAGCATCAAAGGTTTCAGAATTTGGCTTTGTTAATTTAAGTACTTACACAAGTCCAGAAATTAAAGAAGTTAATGGTGAAGATTGGATAGAATATGGTGCAGATAACAATTATTTTCAATACTTAATAGACAGATACAATGGTTCACCTACTAATAATGCTGCTATTAATGGCATTAGTCAAGCTATATATGGAAAAGGACTAAACGCTACTGATAGCAACAGAAAACCTAATGAGTACGCACAAATGATTGCATTGTTTAAAAAAGATGTAGTTAGAAAAGTATGTTACGATTTAAAACTAATGGGTAATGCTGCAATACAAGTAATTTATTCTAAAGATAGAAGTAAAATTGTTCAGTTAGAGCATATGCCTATTGAAACATTACGTGCTGAAAAATGTGATGAAAATGGTGAAATACCAGCATACTTTTATTTTGATGATTGGGCAAATATTAAACGTACTGATGAACCTTTAAGAATACCAGCTTTTGGAATGTCTAAAGAGGGTATAGAAATTTACTACATAAAACCATATAAAAGTGGTTTTTACTACTATTCACCAGTAGATTATCAAGGTGGTTTACAATATGCAGAATTAGAAGAAGAAGTATCTAATTACCACCTTAACAATATTATGAATGGTTTAGCACCATCAATGCTTATCAATTTTAACAATGGTACACCTAACCAACAAGAACGTAAATTAATAGAAAATAAAATTGCTCAAAAGTTTAGTGGTACATCAAACGCAGGTAAGTTTATTTTAGCTTTTAATGACAACAAAGAATCACAAGCAGAAATAACACCAGTACAATTAAGTGATGCACATAACCAATACCAGTTTTTAAGTGAGGAAAGCACACAAAAAATAATGGTAGCACATCGTATTGTATCACCTATGCTATTAGGTATAAAAGATGGTAGCGGTTTAGGTAACAATGCAGAAGAAATAAAGACTGCATCACTTTTAATGGATAACACCGTTATAAGACCATTTCAAGAACTTTTAATTGATTGTTTTGACCAAATATTAGCGTACAATGAAATTAGCTTAAACCTATACTTTACAACCTTACAACCACTTGAATTTACAGATGTAGATAAGTCAGTACAAGATGCAGATACTATTGAAGAAGAAACTGGAGTTGAAAAAAGAAAATTTAGCCTAAAGCAAATTGATGGCAAACAAGCATACGAAACCAAAGAAGAAGCAATAAAGGTAGCTGAAGATATGGGTTGTGGTGGTTATCACGAACACGAAGTTGAGGGTGTAGTTTATTATATGCCTTGCGAAACACACCAAGAATTAAAAGCACCTTGTTGGGATGGTTACGAACAATATGGTACAAAAATAAAAGATGGTAAGGAAGTACCTAATTGTGTTAAAATGTCTAAAGAAAAAACAGAATTAGATAATTTTATTGATGAATTTGGTGAAGATGAAGATTTAGAAAATTGGACTTTAATTGATGAACGCAAAGTTGATTATGATGATGAAGAAGCATTAGATTATCAAATTAATGAACTAAACAAAAAAAAAGAAAAAAGCACATTAGCTAAAATATGGGAATTTGTATCTACTGGAACTGCAAGACCAAATGCAAAAAGTGAACAAGATGAAGTTGTAGGTGCTGCTGCTTTTAAAGTAAGATACCAATATGCACCATTACAAGATACCTTTGATAAGGGTAAAAATGTATCAAGAGATTTTTGTAAAACAATGGTACAAGCAAAAAAAATATATAGAAAAGAAGATATAGAACAAATGGGTGATAGAGCAGTTAATCCAGGTTGGGGTGCAAGGGGTGCTGATACTTATTCTATATGGTTACATAAAGGGGGAAAAACTAATTTATATAAAGGTGGTGGTGCTTGTCATCATTTTTGGATGCGTAAAACTTATATGTATACAATAGATAGTAAAAGGATTGATATTGATAGTCCATTAGCACCTACAATTAGTGTAAACAAGGCAATAGCTGCTGGGTTTAAACCAGAAAAAAACGATTCATTGGTAGCAAAAAGACCAATAGATATGCCCAACGAGGGGTTTTTACCAAGTAATAAAAGAAGATAGATGGCTACAACTTTATTTATAAATAGAACAGATTTAATCCGTAATTCAATTATGGATGGTAATGTTGATACTGATCGTTTTATTCAGTTTATTAAGATTGCACAAGAAATAGATGTGCAGCAAATAATGGGAACTAAAATGTACGATGGTTTAACTACTGCAATACCTAATATTGATTTACCAGCTAATGCACGATGGAAAACTGTATTAGATGATTATGTAGTACCAATGTTAATATGGTATGCACAATCTAACTATATGCCTTTTGCAGCGTATCAAATAAAAAATGGTGGTGTATTTAAGCATACATCAGAAAATGCACAATCAGTAGATAAAAACGAAATAGATTTTTTAGTAGAAAAAGCAAGAACAAACGCAGAATGGTATAGTAGAAGATTTATTGACTTTATGAGTTTTAACCAAACAACATACCCAGAATATACAAGTAATGTAAATGATGATTTATACCCAAGTAATGATGCAACTTTTAATGGGTGGGTATTATGATTTATAAACCGAAAAAAGCAAACATAGAAAAACTAAAAACCTTTTTAAAAAGGGTTAAAATAAAAAACAAAAAATAGTATGGCAACTTTATTTAATACTAAAATATCTGATACTTACGAGGGGTTAATAAAAACATCTAATAATGGTGTAATAGGTGCAGTAGAACAAAACTTAACAGATGGTTTAGGAAACGCATCAACTTTAAGTATAGGTACATCATCAGCAAGTTTTACTGGAACATTAGATTTAACAAATGCAACCGTAGTTGGGTTACCAACTGATGCAGTAGATAGTGTAAACGGACAAACTGGTGTTGTTGTGCTTGATACAGATAATATTACAGAGGGTGCAACAAATTTGTACTACACCGATGCAAGAGTTGATGCAAACAGTAATGTTGTAGCTAATACTGCAAAGGTTGGTATTACACCAACACAAGCAAATGAAATATCTGCTAATACATTAAAGGTAGGAATAACCACACAACAAGCAACTGATATAACAAATAACAACGCTAAAATATCTTTTGATAGTGCTTCAAGTACAAAGTTAAATGGTATTGAAGCTGGTGCAGAAGTTAATACAGTAGATAGCGTAAATGGTTTAACTGGTGCAGTTTCTTTAGGATTGCTTGAATTAGATGATGTAGGTGCAGATGGATCAAATGGTCAAGTATTAACAACTAATGGTAGTGGTGGTTTTACTTTTACTACTGTTGCTGCTGGTGGTGCAGTTGATTCAGTTAATGGACAAACTGGTACAGTTGTTCTTGATACTGATGATGTAAGTGAGGGTGCAACTAATTATTACTATACCGAAGCAAGAGTAAGTGCGAATAGTAGCGTAGTAGCGAATACTGCTAAAGTAGGCATCACAACGCAACAGGCAAGTG